AACCTCAAAGGCCAGAGCTCTCACGTTTCAATTGTTACCCCCGAAACCTCCGAAAGTATTGAAGCCAGGGAAAAAACAGGCGTCGCGGGTATTCCAACCGGAATTCGAGCCATTGATGGCGTTCTGGGAGGCCACCAAAAAAGCGATTTAGTTTACATTGCCGCCCGACCTGGCATGGGTAAAACCTCGTTCGCTATTTCGGTTCTGTTGAACATGGCACAACAAGGGAAGCCAGTCGCATTTTTCAGCCTCGAAATGAGCCGAGTCCAGATCGTTTTTCGTATGGCCTCAATCCTGAGCGGTTTAAATGCCGAGCAACTAGCGAAACATCGACTCGACAGGGAAACAAAAATTAAATACTACCAAACCGTTGATCGCTTAAACGCCCTTCCTATTTTTATTGACGATAACGCCGCCCTGAGCGTTTACGATCTTAAAACCCGGATTCGAACCCTCAGGGAAAAACATAAAATAGAAGCCGTGTTTATTGATTACGTTCAACTAATTTCGGCAGCTAAAAGCAAAACGGCCAACCGTGAACAGGAAGTGAGCGCAATTAGCCGAGGCCTCAAATTGATAGCCAAAGAAAATAACCTCCCGGTTATTGCCCTGGCTCAGCTCTCGCGATCGCTAGAAACGCGAAGCGATAAACGGCCCATGTTATCCGATTTGCGCGACTCTGGCTCTCTTGAACAGGATGCCGACGTTGTTTCGTTTCTTTACCGCCAGGATTATTACGACAAAAACTCCGGAATTAACAACGCCGAGTTTATAATCGCCAAACATCGAAACGGGCGAACTGGTTTCGTGAACATAAATTTCACCCCGGAAACGATGCACTACTCCGACGTTCAAAATTTACAACCCCAAAACTATTTCGAGTTATGAAACTACCAATGTTAGAAAAGGATAAGGCCAACCATTTTATTTATGGCGTTATTATTTACGCGCTCAGCGCCTTATTACTAGCCCCGGCGTTCGCTTTAATTAGCGTTTACGCGGCAGCTTTATTAAAGGAATTTTACGACAAACACAAAACAAACCGTTTCGGTTACGGCGATATAATGGCGACGCTATTCGGCGGACTAGTTGGTTTCTTTATATCATTAACGGCATGAACATTTACAAAAATTCCGACGGTTCTTTTGATGTCGTCAACACGAACCGCGTATTGTTCCACGCGAAAAACGGAACTTGTAGGGTAATTGGCCGAGTTTCCGATCAATGGCGAACGGCATCGAAACAAGTGAAATCGCTACCCGTGAGCGTTTATAAATTTCGCGATCTAATTGAAAAGGCCAAAATATGAAGCGTTGCAAAGTATGTAAACAACCGTTCACGCCAACTTATTCGACGCTCCAGGCGACATGTACGAAACCGAGCTGTTTAATCGAATGGGGCCGGATAGTTGAACGTAAAAAGAGCAAACGGGAAATTAAGGCCATGCGCGAAAAAATAAAGAGCGTCAGCCAGTATCGCCGAGAGCTTCAAAAAGTGTTTAATGAATTTATCCGGTTGCGTGATCAAAACCAGCCCTGTATTTCATGTAATAAACCCCTGGTTGGAAAATATGACGCCGGGCACTTTTACAGCGTTGGGAGTTACCCGAATTTAAGGTTTAATGAGGATAACGTGCATGGCCAATGTGTGGAATGCAACCAACACAAACACGGGAACCTGTTAGAATACGCGCCCAGGTTAACCGAACGAATCGGTTTCGAACGCGCCTCAAAACTAATGGCCGTCCGTCATGATCCATTGAAACTTTCACTTGAGGAAATTAAACAGTTAACTGAACACTATAAACAAAAGGTTCGCCAATGGAAACAGAGTATATAAACGCGCTCAAAAAAGAGCTGTTTATTTTAACTGTTCGGCGATCACTCCGGCCAAGTATGCGAGAGAACGCGAGAATGTGGGAAATTTTGCGCGAACTTTACGAGCTAACAGGAAACGAAATTTATAATTTAAAACCATAAATCACATGAGTACATTCGAACAAAAGGAGGGCCAGGGCTCCCTATTCAAAAACGAGAAAAAAACCCAACCAAACCAACCCGACTATCGCGGCTCGCTGAAATGGCGCAACCAAACGTTAAACGTTGTTGGTTGGGTAAAAGAATCAAAGAACGGAAAAAAATTCCTGAGCCTCAAAGTTGAGGAAATCGATCTAACTCAAAAGCCCGTAAAGAATGAAAACACCGAAAACGGCGACCTCCCTTTTTGAGTTGATCGAACAGCTCGACTCCATTCTGGGAGGCTATAAAGAACAAAACGTAAACATGAGCGACGGGCTACGAAACTATTTAAACGGCATCAAACAGGCCCGGCACCTAGCGCAAAACCTTTTAAACCGTGAGTTATGAAACCATTTATTTATGACTTTACTCAAGTAATTAAGATCCTCAAGTTAAGAAAGGAACGCCACGAATTATTTTACAGCAATAAATCGAATAACGCCAGGCGTCAACGGCAAATAAGCGAGGAACTTTATAACCTAACTGGAAACGAAATTTACCTCAGGTTCTAAACCTGAAAGTGTGGCATGTCTTTAAACCGTTTCCAATTACCGCCCCATTCAACCTCCGGGTGCTGAAGGGCAACAATAGCGGCAAACTTTTTAAAAAGGGCGGGGCTCCAGTCTAGAGTACCGTCCTTTTTTTTAAATGCTATATCAAACGCCTTAGCGGGTTTCGAATTGTGTTTTCCGTTTTGCTGAATATAGGTTACAATTTTACCCGGAGCCGTTCGGCCCTTAGCGTATAACTCCATTTGTTCAGCGTTCGAACGATGTGTGCATGTTATAAAGGGCTGAGGCTCGCCTGAATGAAAATAGGCGAACGTGTTAGACGCATCGCGCCAACAACGCTGTAAAATTTCCTCGCAATCTTCAATTTTCCGGCTTGGCATTGATGTAAAGTTTTTCGTCCTTTATTCTGGAGCCCCGAGAGCTGCCGACGTAATATGCAAAAATAGAGGTTCCGATCGACAAAACAGAGCCAAACGTCATGTCGGCCAACCGTTGATTTTCTACCGGAATAACAACGAAAATAAGCGAGAGAACAACGCCAACCGTCATTCCGAGGCCGATTATTACGACAGCTCCAAAAAGCCAGTCGCGTTTTCCGGTTGCTGTTAAAAAAGCCGACTCACGTTCCCGGGCGCTTTTGCGATCGTCAACCTCGGCTTTGTAATACTCGAGCTCGGTTTGAAGATCGAGCCGAGTCATTTCCAGCTCGAAATCCAACCGCATTTTTTCAAACTCGATATTTAATGCCGAGTGATCGTCGCTTTTATGCTTTTGCCCATTGATTAAAGCCCCGACCGTTTCGAGCGCCTGAATTCCTGTAATATCGCCCGCAATTTCCAAGATATCCCCCGCGACGGGTTTCACCTTGTCCCGAACGAAAACGCCGAATTTGGAGTTTTTAATTCGTTCGCCGATCGGTTTTTTATTTGGGTTTTTTTTACTCATTTTTTCGGCATGAAAAACGACAGAACCCCGGTTAAAATCCTTTTGTAATTACTCATTACGTAAATAAAAATTTTCTCACCCATGAGCGTAGCCATTGGGACGGCCCAGGTTGACTCCGATTCATGTCCGTTTATCTGGCAGTAAATAGCGGTTTGATAACCGCAAAAAACAGATAGGCCAATTACGGCGATCCATTGAATAATCGACAGAGCTCTTTTCATGTATATTTCATAAGATAGTTTTCCGAGAATGCCAATGACGATCCCCATTACCCAACTCGCCGAATCGCTGAGAATTTCGCCGAAATAATTAAATAAACTCATTTCGTTTTTTTTGTTTTAGCTAGTAACTTTTGTTCGTAGCGTTTCAACGCCTCAGTATATAAACGGCGTTTCTCGGCGGTTTTACTAACTTTCGTCATAATTAGGGAATTTGATTTATTGATCGGTAACGGTAACCTGTGCGCGAGCTCGCAGTATTGCCAGAACTGAAAATGTAACTAGCTGAGCCCTTTTGTAATGTAATTGGCGGGCGTTGCGGCCATTGGTTGTTTGAATACTCCGGCAACAAACTCGAATTGGCGCAGAGCCAATCGACCATTAGAGACGTGTAATGTTCGGCGTTTTGTTGCCAGCGCGCTAATTGATCCTTAAAAATAACGTCGCCCACGGGCTGCGAATCTTCGGAGGTTCGCTGAACCATTGTACCGTTATCAACTTTATATGTGAGAGTTGGCGCGGCTTCTACCATTGTCCACCAAAGAACAACCCTCCGGGCGTAATCCTCAACGAGTGTTTGGTACGCCCCGGCGAGGGTGTTATTTTGAATATCTGTTTTAATCTTTTCATAAAGCGAGGTTCCTAAATAGGGCGCTAAATGTTTGTCCTGGGCGAGGTAAATCGACGGGTATAACAAATTTGGATCGACCGCCCCATTTATGTTCGTGTACTTTTTAATGTAAACGTCGCTAATAATTAGAATTTCAGGCATGTTTTTTAATTTTTATCGTCTGTAATTTTTACCCTCACGGCCATAAACAGGGTTTGTTGGAAGGAACCCGTTATAATCCATATCAATAGGCAACAAGGCAACTAATTCGTCGTTTTTAACCGTGTAACCCATTCGCGCGGCTTTTGCTACGGCGATCCTTTGGGCGTCCTTTGCTAGCGGGTTAATTCCTGTCGCGCTTATATACGTCTCTTTTCTCCAGGCATGATTGCAATTTCCGCCGCCTTTATAGAGCCAGATCGAGTAATAATCGATTCCGTTCGGGCCCCAACCTGGGTTAACCCGTTTTCCCTCCATTGCCTCAATATCTTCTTTCCTATAAAGTTTGTCGGCGCTCAACATTTTTTTACAAAACTCTCGCTCGCTCGCAGCGTTCCCGAAATAACGGTAACGCGTCATGAAAGTAACCCCAGCGTAATTGGTTTCGTCTTGATCGCTTTCCTCTTTTGGTTTGGCCGCTCCAGCGTAGGCCAATTCGTGAGCTTCAATTTTCAATAATTCCTCATTCTCGGCGTCATCATTTTCGTAATCGACCTCGTAACTATCAATTAAAATATACCCCTCTGGAGCGTCCTCACCTAACGAAATAAGTTCGTCGGCTATCGTAGAACTCAATTCCTCGCGCTGAATTCTCGCAATAATGCGAGCCGCCCAATCACGCCCAGGATCGCCGCCCCACAATTCCCAGGCAACACGCCCAGCGCTAGGAAAACCCTCCTCACCGGAGGCCCAACCTTTGGCTTTTTTATCGACCTCATGACGGGAAAAATAGGCGTTCATTCTTTTTATTGTATCAACAGACAAGTTTCGGAGGTTCGAAATATCGCGAGCCCTAGCGACGCCGACCTCCGTACCGCCTCGCCCGTATTGTTCGCGCCATTTTAACCCCAATTCGGCCCGTTGCGCCATTTCATTCGTGGGTTTATAACTTTCCTCGGCTAATTCAACCCCGCAACACTTTTTTTTTTCAGCCTCCAGAACGGCCGGGGCTGGTGTGGGTGCAACCGTAACGGGCACCTCTATTTTTAACGGGCTGTTTGGAATAACCGTAATAGTTAACCCTGGCATTTCCCAGCTCAAAACATCTTCAAACGCGCGCGCTAGTTTACGCTGTGCGGGCTCGATAACTTGGTTTGTAAAGATCTCCAACCCCACGGCCATTTCGTCTTTATTCGATCCAAACCCGCTAACGTCGCGAATTCCAAAAAGTAACGGGGTTGTTACACGGTGCGCAACCATTATTAACGACGTCGATTCGGTGCTCAAAAATTGATACTGTTTGTCCGCATCGCTCAGCGGAAACGTTGTAATGTCGGGTTTCGGAGTATCGCGTTCGTTGAACGTCATGATAAATTTACCCGCGTTTTTCGCGCCTGTCAATTCGCGCTCCCAATCGCGTTTAATTTCCCGTTGTTGCTCTGGATCCGGGGCGCCTTGAAACATTGAAACAATAAACGACGGCATTAAACCGTTTACGATGTTGTTAATGTGGTAAACGCTTATTTCCTTCGCTAGCTCTATTGAGTTAATTGCTGAGTAATAATCCGGGCGCGGGTAAAACTGAGCTCCCGTATAATTGAAACAATAATAAATCTGGCGCGGCTCGTCGGCCTTTTTTGCTAGATTAAAAAGCGGAATAAACTCCGGCTTGTTTCGTTTTCTTTTAGTGGCGGCCCAGTCGTTCGAATGCCACACGCCGCAAATTTCCTCATCTTCGCCATGTATTCCCAGGCGGCATTCCTCGAATGGAATGTGGCGCAACTTTGCCACGTTCTCGCGATCAAACGTGTAAATTACTTCGATATAAAACCCGCCGTATTTTTTGTAGTCATGAGCGCAACCGTAATAAACCTCGTAAGTATTGAGCTCTGTTATTCGCTTGTTATAAATGCCAGCCTCGAGCGATTTGCCCGCGATCATGTCGCCAATGGAAATACACAAAGAACCATGAACGGCGCCCGTCTGGGCTAGCTCCCTGAGGTATTGAGGGAATAAATTATTTACCCCGAAATTAACCCAACCGCCGCGATCCATTCGCTCGGCTGAACTAACAACCGTGTAATCGGCGAGTTTTACGTTCACCGCGTTTTTTATTGTTTTATCCATTGTAAATAACGTCGTCATTTATTGTTATATTGGGCAAATCGTAATAAGTCGCGTTATCTGTCATGTCTAGCCAACCAATACGGCAAAGCCCGACCACACTCGCGTTATTTGGCTCCAGGTTAACGGCTGAATTCTGGCCATAAACCTCGTAACGATAGCGCCCAGGCAAAGTTAACCCAACTGTCGTTACTGTCAACGTTGTAATCCGTTGGTTTTCGTTTACGATCGTTGCAACCTGAGCGAGATCCGTCCCGGTTGTCGAATTTTCCTCATGAGTTAAAATCAAAAGGTAATGAGTAAAAGCCGTTGCAAAATACTGTCGGCTCTCGTTTAACGAAAGTCGGAGCGTTTGCGCGGCTGTATTTGTAACGAGGTAAACCATTTTTTTAAATTAAAAAAAAAAGGGCGAGCGCAAGGCCCGCCCTTTTAAATCGCGTTTAAATTTTATTACGGACCAGGAACGTAGGTAGGATCCACGGTAATTTCTGGTAGGAAATTGTCAAATGGATAATCGTTAAATGGATCAACAAAGTCTGGTTGGTTTGGTTCCTCGGCGGTTAACGTGATTTGATAACCGTTCAAATCGCCTTTAGCCTTTCCGCTCTGATAGGTTCCCGCTGTCAAAAATGCGCCGTCGGTTTTTCCGATCATCATTATTTGATCATCGTATAAACGAACGAAAACGGCAACTTTTGCTTTTGATAAAAGCTCGAGTTCCTGTTTTTTGGCAACCGCTAGTTTTCCGAGCGTTAGTTCAACGGTTTGAACATAGTAAAGAGTTCCGTTTTCCAAATTAGGAGTTGGGGTAATCGTCACCGCTCCGGTGTTACGGTTTGGCTGATAACGAAACAGCGTCGCCGTTGGGAGTCCGGTAATGTAAGTTAGGCCATTTACTCCGGTTGTGTAAGTAATTCCGGTTGCCATTGCTTCCCAGTTACAAATAAAAATTTCCTTTACACCGCCGACGCCTTCGTTACATTCCAGCAAAAAACCCTGTGTTAATAAACAATCTGGCATTTTATTATTTTTTTAAAGTTAGTGGGGGGCTATTAACCCCCCTAAAATTATTTAGAACCAGGTTCCGTAAGCGGCGATCTCGTTTCCGATTCCGAACTGGCAACCAGCGTAGAATTTAGCTGAGAAACGAACGTTATCCTCGGCAAATTGGCCCATGTCCACAACCTGAATACTATTCCAGTCACCCAAAATGTTTGTACCGAACCAAAGGTTTGATTTTTGAGCCATGAGAATTGTATCGTCTGGCATGCCTGGGCAAATTGCCAACTGATAACCCAAATAAGATTTAGGCATTTCAGGGCCGCCGTAAGTGTACCAACCGTTTCCAGCCGCCGCGCTTGCTTGCATGAATGC